CGTATACGGTAAAAAATTAAATCCCTTAAATTCTATCTTTTCTCCCGCCGTTGTTACGTCTACACGTTTAGGAGCTTCTATGCCGAGCAGTTTACACCTTGTCTCTATACACCACTGCACTCCTGCCAAATAACGAGGGTCGCCCATATTCACCATTTCGGCTTCACTTTGTTCGATATAGTTATTGCTCTTGCTATCCGACGATTCACGTCTTTTCATCGACTTCTGCCGTCTGTCCGTCTTCGTCTTTTCCCACCCCTGCCAATATTCGAGCTCAAGCACATTTATCTTTTCCAGCTCTATTGTCAGGTTGTACTCTATCATATCGTTGCGTTCACGGCGAAAGTCTTCGAGCATATTCTTTATGTCAGCTCGCACTGTTATGTGTGATACGTACCTACCTGTCTGTGCCGTACAACGAGCAGCTATATCTCTGAGTGTGTGCCCCTTGAAATACAGCGGCATTATTATCTGTCTGTCAGTCTCAACTTCGTCTTTTCGTCTTCCTTTTGCCATTGCAGTGCGTTAGTTTATTGCGTTAAACTTTCAAAATCAAAATCCTCCTCCGAAAAATCACTATCAGGAAATTTGTTCTTTATCTTCTTTGTGTTACCCTTGTAGAACACAAGCACATTTTGATGACATTTGCTTATTTTTCTACTCTTGAAAGTGGAGGCTACTCTTATCGGAAGACTGCCCGCAACATTGACAAGTATAAGCTCGTTGTAGAATGCCGCTCCCGCACGCTCAAAGGCATTTACCGTTTCATTTATGAGCTTCCGATAGTAGCCCGTCTTCTTGTCCCTCACTTCGCCCACTACAAAGCAGGCAAAAGAGTCGTCGTTGAGTATATCGACAGACTGCCGAATAATCTCTCCGTATTGCTCCCTAAACTTGTCCCACGACATATTGGAGAGGTCTTCTTCGTCGTCCGAATAAACCTCCAAATCGAAGTAAGGGAGGCAACTGAATACGAAGTCCACCTTTATATCCCCACAAATCTCGCTTGTATTTATCGAATTACCTGTTACCCATTGAATATCTGCGTTCGGAGCTATTTCCCCCTTTTGTCTTTCGTTCGCTTCGACCTGTTCCTTTCGCAAGTCTATCCCGAGATAGCCATATCCGAGCATTCCCGCAACGATACCACGCACCGAACCTCCTGCAAACGGATCAAATATCTGTCCGCCATTGACACAAAACCAACGGTACATTACCTCACACAATACAGGGTCAAAAACAGACAAGATAGCTCCGCTATCGGTATGTTTTAATCTGGTATCAGATGTAGACATATATTCAGATAAATATTTATCTGCAAATTCCTTATGTGTCAGCTTTACGCCCAACTTGCGTTCGGTGTCCTCTTTGTAGGCGTAATAGCGAGGGACACTACCGGCAAACGAGCCATCAGCCTTCATTTTGTCGCGGCTTTCGTCGCTCCTTATGCCTAAGTCAAGCCACTTCCTTTTTCTATCCTGCCAATACCCCTGACGTGTGTCGAGCACCGAAAAAGGCGGCACAACGAACCGCTCTTGAAGGCTCTTTCGTGCCTCCTGCTTTTTTGTTTCGACATCACCGCTTCCCTCATTAAAAAAAGATGTATCGAAGTCCCAACTCGCCAACTCGTCCATATCCCACTCTTGGAGCAGGTCGAAGTCCCAATCGCCGCCGTCGTTGTTGGCTACAACACAAGCCTCGCGAAATTCGCTTTCTGAGAACTCCACTTCGCGATATAGGTATCTGCTGCCATTCCATTCAATAAAACCGACGGCAACGGTCTTGTCTTGCAACGGTTCATCGTATTCCTTTATGAGTGTTATCTGCGAGCCGTCGAATATCTTCGACCTCTGATTTCCACCGACATACGCCTTATTGTTGCGGCAATACACCACTCCCGACAAATCGCCGAACTTCCGCAGGTCGCACTCCAAACGAGACAGCTGCCTGTCGGTGATTTTTCTAGGATTATCCTTAAAAATAAAGTCTTTGTTTATTTTGTTCATTATCAGCTTATTGATTTAATTCAAAAATACAAACAAAACACACTATATTGTTCCTAAATTTAATTAGGATTTATAGCTAATTCGTCGTATTCCTGCATTCTGTGGACGCACTTCCGCATACATTCCCATAATTAACATATCGAGGTAATCGGGCGAGCGTTGTATTATCTGTTTCATTCGTTCTTTTGATATTATACGCTTCTTGCCTTTGTCGTTATCTACGTTGTCAGCCATCAGCAGTTGAAGTTCCTCCATTATTGCCTGCTCCTGCTCTTTGGTGCAGATGATTTGCAGCCACCGGTTATTGATAGCCTCCGCAAGTTTATACGCACATTCGTCTTTCAGCGAGCTATACGTACTATCGAATGGTTTGCTTCCGCCGTGAAATGTCTTTATCCCCGTCAGATAGCTCTCTAAGTATGCCCCCAGACCGTCGCTATCGGCTACCGTCTGCGACCTACCGACACTGTCGGTCTTCATCAGTTGAGCCAAATCCGTTTCTATCGACTTACCTGTCGCCTTGTCCTTGTCTATCTTCACTGTGCATCGCAGTCCACGCCACGAACCCGCAATAAACCTATCTCGTCCCTGCATAGCAAGGTCAGCACTGATAGCCTTGCGTGTACTCGACGGTGCCATATTCGTGAACACGTCCGATATAGCGTCGAAGCTGCACAATGCCGATGGGTCGTCCTCATAGTCCCAATTGCCATATAGCAATCTCTCACGTGTCGCCTTGTCTTTTATGCCTTTCAGTGTGTCAATATAGTCGGGCGGTAAGAATGGGTTATCCGTCGGCAATGCTTGAATGAAGCAATACGGCTTCTGCAACTCCCCCGCAGCAAACGGCTTGTATATGTCTTTGTATAACCAACCTTTTTTCGGGTTGCAAGTGATTAGCATCTTCGGACGAATGCCATAACGCACATTATTGTATCGTCCGATACGTGATTTCAGTACTTCGAATGCCAAAAAATGCACCTCGCCCGCTTCTTCTATCCACCCCCCTGTGAACTCCTTCGAGCCGAAACGCTCATATAGAGGGTCTTTTTTTGGGTAAAACGTGAGGTCGAGAAATATCACCTCGCTGCCGTTGTCGAACCTTATACTATCGTTCGAAGTCTTGTAGCCACTGAACCCATAATGATTTGCTACCATACGCCAAGTAACCAATACCGACTCCCGACAGTCTTTTAGATTGTTACGCCCGATAAACCAACGAGTATCGGGCAAGTAGTAACCGCACTGCATTAGCCATTCACCGCCGAGCCACGACTTACCACCCCCGCCGCCTCCACCATATACGACGTAAGTGTAATCGTCATCGCGGAGATAGTTATACGCTAACCTTTGCTTCTCGTTTATCTGTATATTGTCTGCAAACAACATTGTGCAATTCCTAATTCGTAATTGTTATATCCATCCCTTATACTTCTGATAGAACTGCTCCCAGTATAAATCGGAGGGATTTGGTAGAGCGATACCTAAGTCTGCAAGGGCAAACTGCTGTATGCGGTCGAGGTAGTGCGTCATCTCTTTTGTATCGAGTTTTGTCGTACTTGCCGACATCTGCACATCTACCCCGAAAACCTCCACAGTGCTAATGCCTAAATACCTCGCCTTAAAGTATTCGTGCAACCTCTCCTTATCTTCGCCTGTCTCGTCTTGCAAACATTTGAGCCACAGCCAATAGAGGCTGTTTTGGTCTATCGTGCGGCGTTGCCGTATCTGCTTTATCTCAGCAAAATACGGCTTATCTGTTGGTAGTTTCTCAAGGTACGACATCACCGCTTGTTTGTCTTCCTGTCTCCTTATTGTGAATTTCATTTGTTTGCCTCCTGTGCTTTTTCCCACCTATCAATATACTCTCTCTTACGCCTATCGCTCTCCCTATAACGCTCCATTTCTCTTTCTACCTCGTCCGCTAACGCTCTAAAAGCTGCATTATACTTACATTCATCATCAAATACACGCAAGTATCGAAGTACGCTCTGCATCGACGTACGGAGCAGTTCCGATATTATGGTCTTCGATACTCCCAACATACTGCACTGCCAAGCGAACAACATACGTGCGAAGACATAATCACGTCGTCTACTATTTGTTGCTTCCTCACTTGTTGCGATTATTCCCGTAACCTTGTATACCGCTGCCAACGGTCGTCTGATACTGCGTATGCCTAAGTCTATTTTCTTGTTCATATTTTCGTAATTTTTAATTTTTTATTCGTATCGGCAACCCCGCATACTCCCAAGCTATCAGAGCTGCGTCTCTTGTCTCCTGATTGGTCTTGCCCGTTATACCGGTGAAGTGTTGCAGCTCCTCGTGCGTTATCTTGCCGTCTCTGCCCCTCCACATCTTACGCAACGGTGGCTGTTCTACTACCTCTATACCGTAATGTCGACACATCTCTACTATCTTACGTCCTACCTCGTGGTTGCGTCCCGTATGGTTGCCGATAAGTGCCGACCGTGCCGCACTGCCACCTTTACCTATGTGCCAATGTGCTTTATTTAGCCAACCCGCCTCTACGACGACGACAAGAAACTTGCCGCTCTCTTTTGCCTTGTCTCGCTCCGTCCTCAGATAATCAAGTAAGTCGGCAAAGGTTAGGTTAGAAACCTCTATAATTCTGCTTTCTACAATCAGAAAGGCAACCCCCGACTTATCTACATCGGGGTCTATACCTATCACTACATCATACTTCTTCATTACTTTTTTTCTCCTTCTTTTTTGTGTCTCACATATTTCGTTTTTTATATGCAATAGCTTCTGCCATTACTCTATTATATGAAAAATTTTCTGCCATTTTTTTTATTTGAGACCTTTTGTGATACATTTCCAAAGACACTTTTTCTTTTGTAGGATTTTTGTAATAATCGATAGTGTCATTATACCAATCTAATATCATTTCTTTTGGCAAGTTGTGGTCTATATCGTATATCACATCTGTTACATCGAAGAAATACGCATCGCCGAAGTTAAGTATCCCCATTATATCATCATCAATTGCATACTGCAACTTCACATCGTGCTTCTTCTCGAACTTCCGAATGTACCCCATTAATATCTCCTCCCACTCCTTACGGAGATGGTTGTTTATTAATTCCCATTTCTCCTGCTCCTTTCTCATATCAACTCTTTTGCTTTTTCAACCTTTATTATTATAACCCTTTGTGTATCTTCGTTATACACCGCCTTGTGTCCATCAGGCACTTCAATCTCAATTGTTTGTTTCATTTTTATTTTACTTTTAATTTTGTTTATGATACTTTTACTTTAATACTTGTATTAATAATAGTATTGCCTTTTGTTATGATAATTGTTCTTACATTTTATCTTACAAAACTTCTGTTGGTAAGACTTCTTTATAAACTTTTTCCCACACATAGGACATCTACACTCCTCACCAATTTTTGCTTTTTCATTACGAGTTTTTGGAGCTTCTATACCATTATCTAATTTCAATTTTCTACTCCTATAACCTATTTCAGGACACTCAAAGAAGCATTCATCTATATCTGTCCCATCATCAATATCTGAAAGATGCCAAGCTTCTGTTTCGTCATACATATTATTTCTCCTTTATTTATTATTCGTTTTTAACAAACTGTCTACCATCTTCTTCCTAAACCATTTTATTAACCCCAAATCCTTTTCGCTAAGACCTAAACTATCCCGAACTTCCTTACTATTCTCTGCATTATTAATTGCTTGTGCGAGTAGGTAATTAGTCTTTTCTACTGCCTTAGCCGTTGTTACTATTTCTATTTTCATACTCTAAACTTGCTTATTTTCTCTTTTTAATTAATTATTTACTATTTGTTTCTGTATTTCAATCACTTACAAACCTTGCTTGTTTCACTTAAAAACTTGCTTAGTTATCGTTTGACTTCTCCCCCAAAAGTCTCTCCTCTTTTACATTGAATACCTCTGTCACTTTATAGTAGTTTATTATTGCCACATCATTAAATCCCCTACTACCCTTCCTATTATATCGAACCATAACGCAGAGTAGTTTTTGTTGTAGTAAAACTTTTACCACCATTTTATCTCTGTCGGATACTTGGCACTCCTCGCTCATTTCATCGATTATCTCTTGCAAAACTTCCGCAAAATCATCAATTTTGCCGACAATAACATTGTGTGTCAAGCTATGCAGATACCCCTCTATTTGCTTATACTTTTTAAAAAAAGTGTTGTACGTCAAAACGCTACTCAAAAAATACTGCTCCATACTATCCTATCATTTAACCAATTCAAAATCATATACAAATACATACGGATTGCTCTCCCAAGTGCCTTTGCCGTTAATTTTGTCGATGAGCCAAGAAAAAGCTTCTCGTGGAGTTCGGAATGTCTTAACCCCTTCACTATAATATAGATAATACTCATCCCAAGTATTATAAAACTCCCCCTTCAAAACCCCCTCCACCAAGCAATCCTCATCACTTATATCCTGCAATCTTTCAAATCGTATCTTGGTGATTTTAATTTGTGCAAATGGCATTTTCGTATTTGTAAACATCTTATTATTCCACCCTGCCAAATCCTTGTGCTCATTCTTATATTCTTCGGCATACTCCCAAGTTTTTGCAACTTTTTCATAAATCGTCTTATAACTCATAGCTACTGCAACCACCTCACCGACGTAATACTTCGGATACAACCTCAAAGGTGTTTCTCTTTCTCTGCCGAACTCAGCAAAGCCCCCGTCTAAATTCCAACCTCTCAAATAGTCAAGACGCTCATCTTGTATTTTAATCACGTCTCTTGTCTGTATTTTCTGACCCCACAGTACTAAGTCTGTTAAGCCGAACTTGTCTCTAAACATTCTTTTCTGCATAATTTTTCTATTTTTTTTTAATTGTTAATACTCAAACCTCAATCTTTTCGCAACCGCTGCAACTACATCTACCGTTACCGAGTTGCCTATCATTTCCTTTTACTTTCTCCCTCGAAAACAAAGTCATTACAGCACTCACGTATCCTGTCGTAGATACGTTCGCCGTACTTCGACCTAAGCGTTACCTCCTTGTCGTCGTCCGACTTTGGCAGTAGATTCGTTATCAGTATCGTACGTAAATCCGACCGATACCGCTTGTCGTATAGGTCGACGAACGGACACAGACGATTACCATAGTACAGCACTTCCGAGTTCTCTACGCCTACGTCGTCGATTACGAGTATATCGATACTTTTCAGTGCCTCTATTGTTGCGGTGTTCTGCTCTATGTATGCCGTCTGCACGTCGAAGCTGTGTACAAGCCTTATCGCGGGTGCTTGCCTCCGTTTTATTTCGTCGTAGAAGTCGGCATTTACCGCCTTACAAAACGACGTTAGCAACTTCGATTTACCTACTCCGACAGAGCCACGTATCAGCCAACCTTTATGTAACTTTACCTTGTCGGCTACATCTTGATTATCACCGCAGTACCACCGTGCCAAATACTCAGTTAACTGTTTGGTATAATCGTCCATTAACATCTTCTCACCTCTATCTCTCAGATAGTTGTAGAGTATATCAAGTGTCTTGTTGCCAAGATTTCGCCACGTATATGCCTGTTCCTCTTGTCCCTCAGAGCGTAACGGCTCTGTGTTGTGCTCCTGTCGCAACACGTCCGAGAGCAGCTCCACTTTGCTTGTTTTGTTCATTTGTTACCGTAGTTTTTTGAACGTTAAACGATTGTGTTTTCAGTTCGAAAAGCCCCTGCCAATTGTTCGCTATCGATTGCTCGACAATTGCCCGACACGTTTCGATGTCGCCACTGCCAAGCTCATACATCTTGCGGTACGCAAGCTCTATCTGCTTTTGGTCTTTATAGCTGTTGTGTTTTACTCGTCGTTTGTAGTCGAGCCACTCCTCAAACAATTTTTTGAAATTTTCATCGTCGATAAAGTCGAGAGAAAAAAGCGGCTTTGTCGCTTTTTTTGGTACTACGTTAGTAGTACTTTTTATAGTCTTGTCTTTATCTTTATATCTTATGTTGTCTAAAGCTTTCTCACTCGAAATACTATCAGAAATACTATCAGAAATACTATCAGAAATACTAAAATTATTTAAGGTTTTATTTGAGTATTTCAACGTGTATTCGGTATTATTTCTTCGTCCCTTTTCAGCCTTAAAATCTATTAATCCTCTTTGTTTTAGTACATTACGTGCCTTTATCAATGTCGGCTCAGTGATACCGCATTCTAAGACCAAACGTGCATTTGATTGATTGAATGTTTGCTTCCAACGTAAACGATTCGATATATTCAGCAATGCAAAATATAATTTACTTTCGCTTGGCGTAAAGCAAAACTCTTCATTCAATCGCCAAAAATCATTAATTAAATCTAAGTATTTCATATAAAGTTCTTTAAACAGCTTCCTGCAACACATCGAACAATGTCGGCATATTAATCTTATCATTCATAGCTCGAACATAGAACAGCCCATCTTTGTAGTATTCCGAATTGAGTTCTATACTTATAGCTTTTCTTCTCATCTCCAAAGCTTTGTATGCAACCGAGAACAAGCCGCCGAATGGGTCTAACACTACATCTCCCTCATTGCTAAATCTATTAATCAATCGTTCGATAATATCTAATTGAAGCGGGCAGATATGTTTTTCTTTCTTACTATTAACCTGTTTGGTGTTTAGCGTGTTTGTTCTCTGTATATCGTCCCAGACAAACTCACTATTCGATATTGGCGGCACAGTCATAAACTTACGGCTCAACTTACCGCTTTCGTCAAGGGCATTCACGAGATCCTCGTGCTTTTTGAAATTGTATAGCCCTTCCTCTTGCGACAGCTGCCATTCTCTCACTATGTGCCTGAGGTCTTTTTTTACGAGTTCCTGCACAGGTAACATACGATTGCCCGAACTACGCCAATAAGCGTGTGCGTCGAGTTGCCATAGTCCTACTGTGTAGTCCTGTTTGTCCTTCGTAACTGGTTCGTCTGAATAAGCATTGTCGGGCGTCGTCGGTGCTTTTCTAAACAATAACACATATTCAGGCAGTCCTACCCCCATCTTCGTAGCGTCCTTGCACTGTTCGCTCCACCCGAGCCTGTACGTCTGATTGTTCTCAGCTACTACGTCGGTAGTAACGGTTATCTTGCCCATAAGATAGAAGCCGTGTTTTATGTAGTGTGCTACTGTCTGCCCGCTGAAATCTTCTATCGTTGTAAACTTGGTCCCGTTCTGATAGCTGTAACGTATTCTATCCTTCACGTGTACGGCACAAATATGACCTGGTTTTAACACACGGAGCAGATTGGGAGTCAGGAAGTCCATTTGCTTAAAAAACTCGCCGTTGCCGTTGTTGTGTCCGTAATCGTTGTAATACTCCGAATATTCGTAATGGTCGCCGAATGGTATCGACGTAACAATTAGTCCTGTGGAGTTATCGGCAATCTCTTTCCCGTCTGCAAGGATAACGGTATTGTCGTTATTATAAAGTGTAGCATTGCCAATCTGCACCTTATCCCCCTGCATAAATAACTGTCTTTGCATTTGTGATTTTATTAAGTTCGAATTTAGCCCATATTGTCGCACGAGGTCGAGCATTTCCTCTTGTAATTTATTGTGTTTTTGCCACTTCTTTTTTAGTGCCTGTATCACCTCTTGCTCGTTCTGCGTGTATATAATGTGAATGTTCACGTCCTTCGTCTGTCCGTATCTATATATGCGGTGTACAGCCTGAATGAAGTCGTTAAATTTATAGTCTATACCCACGAATATGGCATTGTTGCAATACTCCTGAAAATTGCAACCGCTACCCGCAATTGTCGGTTTCGTTACAAGATATTTGTATTTGCCTTCCGAAAAGTCTATCAGATTAGCCTCTTTTACCGAGTTGTCCTGACTTCCATACACAGAGCGATATTGATATATAAGCTCCTCGATAGCCCGCCGTTCGTCTTCCAGATGGTGCCAGAATATAAAGCTGTCGTTTCGATTGTCATTGGCTATATCTACCGCTTTTTGTACTCTCACACATATACTTTCCCTCTTTTCTCTCGATACTTCTAATAGTCCGTTCGAGTTGTCCTTGAATAATATAGGTGCTCCCCATTTATCCGTAATCTGATAATCGGGATTATTCTCTACACAATGCTCTATGATGTTCATTTTCGGCAAGTCGTAGCCTGTATCGTCGTAGCCTAAATCAGACGGTTTGTTAATAAATACCGCCCACGTCGATACCCATTGCCAGAACTCTTTTGCCTTTGTCTCCAACAACTGCAAATCACCTGCTTTCGTCGAGTTTCTCTTAAAGAAACGAGTGAGTAGCTGCCCTCTATTCGCTACTCCCAGATAGTCGGCATAGTTCAACAACTCGATATAGTCGTTAGGGCTCGGCGTCGCTGTTGCCACAAACCTATAAGGTATCTGCTTGAAGTAGCCCAAGATATAGTTAGTAGTCTCGGTCTTTAAGTTCCTCAATATAGAAGCCTCATCGAACGATACCCCTCCGAACTTGTCGGCGTCTATATCTCCCTTGCGAATACGTTCGTAGTTGGTGATATATATCTTATTGCTGTATTGCTCTATCTCGTCCGTATCTGTGATATATTCTATATCGTAGCCGGTGCCGAGCTTGCGATTATCACGTTTAAATTCACCTACCACACCGAGCGGACACACAATAAGGAAAGGTTTGCCTGTCTTTTTTATGCAGTTTACTCCATTTATGAGCTGCATAAATGTTTTACCAAGTCCGAAGCTCGCAAAGATAGCCCGCCGACCTCCTCTTATAGTCCAGTCGCATATATCCTTCTGATGAGGAAAAGCTTTTTCGGGCAGCCACATAGGCTCAAATCCGAAGTCTTCGGCTATTATCACTTTGTTTTTCAAAAAATCTTCGTAAGTCATATATTATTGATTTTTTACTTTGTTTGTGGGGAGGGTAGGACTCGAACCTACCTCAGACTGCCACTAATCAGCTCCCCTGTGGATACAGACCCTTGTGTTTGGCGATACCTCTAAGACCTCCTATATTCTGTTCCCTTGCCTACAAATACTCGGGGCGTATTGCCCTCACGTTCTTCTTTCGATTGCGGTATGTATATCGTATGAGTGTCGCCATACTTCGACGGCTCACGTCGCTCCGATACTATCAGGTCTACATACTTCTTGCCGTTAACGGCTGTTGTAATCTTCTCTTTCGGCAAGTCCGAAAGGCAAATACTAATCTTAATCATCTGTCTGTTTATTATTTTAGTTTATACTTTATACCTCCTTTTACAAGTGTCTTTTTTTTGTATTGCTCGAATAGTGCGGGGTGCTCCTCAGCGAACATCTTACTGTCGAAGCTCATTCGCTCGTAGTCTGCTGTCTTCGTCAGTGTAAACATATCATTGTCTATCTTGAATGTGGGTAACCCCTCACACATAGCTTTCAGTTCGGTCTCGAACATCTCTATATGTTCCTCTATCTCTTTCTTGATAGCAAGCTCCGTAGCTATCTTACCTATCAGAACAAGTGCCTTCTCCTCATCTATTGCTATTGTTACCTGATTGTCGAATGTAGCTACCTCGCCTCGTGAGTCTGCCTCGAGCAACCTCTGCACATCTTCGGCAGGTACTTCTTCCACCTCTACAAGTCGCACAGTGCCGTCTTTTACGTGTATTGCATATAGCCCCTCTATCGTCAATGTCGGGTTTATCAGACCAAACAGATACTTGCATATCGATAGCTGCCAACTCACATACTTCTTGTTCAGCGTGTATGTTGTCTTTACGTCCGCTATTGCCAGCCGTCCGTCTTTCAATATCACCTTATCTATCGGTGTGGCATACCGCTCATAGTCGGTAACTATATATTCACTCTGCAATACCTCTACATTGTTCAGGCTCTTCATTACCTCGTATGCGTTCACTTCTGTTGCGAACTCCTCGCTCCTCGTGCCGAACTCATCGAATACTTCCAACGCTTCGTGTACCATTGTGCCGTATTCCTTTTTTGCATCCAATACCTTCTCCGACACTCCCTCATACATATCGGGGAAGACGTGCCTCTTTATCAGCCCTGTTATACCGTGCAACTCTTTGCCTGCTGCCCAATATCTATGGCTATCGTCGAGTATCACCCCCGTCTGTTTCAGTTTCATCTTCTTCATACGGCAAGCTCTTTTTTCTTTGCGTCTTTAAGTTTCATAAATTCGGCATTGCTCTGGAACGCCCGCCATCTTATCCATACTCCCTGTAAGTCCTCCACTGTCTTCGCTTCCTTCATCTCTTGCACCGCAAGCTCAAGGTCTGCGTTTGTGTGTCCTGCTGCTTCCGCTTTCACCGGTGCCGACTTCTTGCTCTTTGTTTCTGTATTCGTCGTGTCGCTATCTTTGTTATCGTCGATACAGAAGAGTCCGTTAAGAGCATACTTGCGTGCGTACGAACTTGCCGCTCCCGTTATCTGCGAACCGTCCATACCTTTCTTGTCTTTCTCCTCACGTGCGTATGCCGATACCTCCGCCTTCTCGCCCGCACCGTTCATAAGTACTGCCGTTGCCTTCACATAATACCGCTCTCCGACAAGCGTTATCTCGTCGCTCAGCGTCAATATGCAATCGTATGAAGAGAGTAGTGGCTTCACCGCTTCGAGTATGTCCTCACAGCTCCGATAACTATATTTACCGAAACTATTATACTGTCCCTTCGGTGCTTTCAGTTCGTTTTGTATACTAATTAATTCTTTCATAACCTTTTACTTTTTAATCGTTTATATTCATTTTACTGATTTTTGCAATTGTAATATTTGTCCTTTTTGCTGCCTCTGTCGGGGTGTGCCTTGTCGTATAGTCTGTTTGCTATGATAATAGCCACGCCCGCTACGCCCGCAAACGCAAGACCTATCGGCTCGGCAACACATAACAGCACCATACTTATGCCTCCCAATATCATACCTGCTATGTCCGATACTCTATACATTACCTTTACTCGTTTGTTGTTCATATCTATTTTATTTTTAGTTGTTTGTTGTCAATTTCGTTGAAAAGTCTTTCGAGAAACCTCTCATCTGATTTGCTCATCTTGGCGGGTTTTATCGCATTACATACACAGTCAAACCTCTTGTAGTCGTAGCCTCTTTTTATGTAACAATCGAAGTTTGGGTTGTCCTCTCTGGTGCGGTGCTCGGCGTATACCTCGCCTGTTGCCCTATTCACTACCTTATATTCTATATATGCCCTTCTCATAGCTCTACTGTTATATTGTTATTCAACGCCTCGATTAGTTCGGCCTCCTGCATTGCAGTAAATTCTTCTACCTCTGCCGCTACATCAGCAGTAAGGAAAGCGTATACTTCGTCGATTTCTACACAGTCTATCACAAGCTCATCGTAGGTAGGTGAGTAGCCTCGTCCGTCCTCGTGTTCTATACGTCCGTAGCCGTTGCCGTCGATGTTCAGCGAGTACTCCTTCGTTACCTCTATGTCGCAGTATATATCTACGGTCTCATCGCTTGCCCAACTCGTTGTAGCAGGTACACTTATACCTTGCTTCACTCTATCTATAATCTTCTTGAATTCTTGCGGTTGCATAGTGGTAGGTTTATTTGCTTGCGTTTTTCCTCGATTTTAGTTGCTCTTTCAATTCTTTGAAGTCGAGTGATATGGCATAATCGGCTCTAAACCTGTACTTGCCGCCCTCTACTTCTCTTACTTCGGGCTCTATCAGTCCGTCGTTTATGTAGTTTATCACAGTTGCTCTTGATACGCTGTGTAGTTCTGCCACCCACGACACACTCACCATAGTGTGCTTGTACTTTTCCAGAGGGTTTAAGCCTGCACGTCTGGCAGCCTCCGTAACAAAGGCGTTTAGGTCTCTTTCGTCGATTTGGTATACTGTTGTGCCAGTCATCTTTTTTCAAATAAAAAACAGAACTCTTTACCTTCCGTGCGGGATTACGGTTGAATAAAAAGCTCTGTTTTAGTCTCTTATCAATAATATGTTTATTCCCGCTTGTGATTTTCAGAAAAATACCTACCTTTGCAGAAGTTTAATCGCCAAATTTTCACCTCGTCAGAGGTAGATATTTTTATGTTTAAATCACAATGCAAAATTAGAAAAATTTCTGTAAATAACAATGGGTTTTTTTGAGAAATTTCTGTAAAATTGCATTATTTAGAATGATTATAAATAACTAACGTATGGAAAACACTGTAAAAGAAAGAATTATAAGTTTTTTGAAGGAAAAAAAACTATCTCAGTCTGCTTTTGAAAAAAGTACAGGGCTATCTAACGGTTACGTAAATAATATTTCTAAAGGAATAGGAGCGGAGAAGTTACAGAGAATTATCGAAGTATATCCAGAATTATCTCAGGCTTGGCTTCTCACGGGCGAAGGAGAAATGCTCCGCACTCCTACCGCAGATACCGCAGCAAACACGCCTCAGAAAGCATTGCCTCTCATACCATTCGAGGCTATCGCGGGCTACCTCTCTACCGACAACGAGGGCGTAAGGCTCGAAGATTGCGAGCGATATGTGATACCAGAATTTGACAGACGTGGAGCAGAGTTTATCATTCGAGTGTCGGGCTCTTCGATGTATCCAAAATATAGCAATGGCGACCTATTGGGCTGCAAAAAGATAGAGAATATTCTATTTTTCCAATGGGGCAAAATCTACGTCCTCGACACCTCGCAAGGTGCACTCGTCAAGCGAGTATACGAGCACGAAAACGACGACTTCGTAATGCTCGTAAGCGACAACAAGGCTGTATATCCGCCATTCCCGATACCCAAGTCCGATATTCGAAGTCTTAGTATTGTCGTCGGTGTAGTTAGATTAGAATAATAACATATATATAAGGAGATTTAGTATTATGGACTTCAAAGACCAGATTAAAATTTTAGGCGAGAGAGTTATCAAACTAAAAGACCAGATTGCAACCGAAGAGGCGACGAAAAACGCCTTTATTATGCCATTTTTACAATCATTAGGTTATGATGTGTTTAATCCTGTTGAGGTAATACCCGAATATATTACCGACATAGGCACTAAAAAAGGTGAAAAAATAGACTATGCCATATTTAAGGATGGAAATCCCATTATTTTGATAGAATGTAAGCATTGCAACCAAAATTTAGACTTACACGAGGGGCAATTATTGCGATATTTCCACGTTTCGAAAGCAAAGTTTGGGATATTGACGAATGGAGTTATCTATAAGTTCTATTCCGACCTCGTAGAAGCCAACAAAATGGACGAAAAGCCATTTTTGGAATTCAATATAACCGAAATAAAGGACATACAGATAGAAGAATTAAAGAAGTTCCATAAATCATACTTCGACGCCGACAGCATAACGAATACGGCAAGCGAATTGAAGTATTCTAATGAACTGAAACAATTAATATCCCAAGAATTGAATAATCCGACACACGATTTCGTAAAACATTTGGCGAAACAGGTATATCCGAGTATCATAACTGCCAAAGTTTTGGATTTGTTTACTCAATTGACTAAAAAAGCGGCACAAGCATTACTGAGTGATTTGATTACAGAGCGATTAAACAATGCTTTGAAAAAAGAAAAAGAAGACGAACAACAGGAAATACAGGAAGTTGCTGCCTCAACCGAAAAAATAAACAGCAAAATAGAGACTACCGAAGAAGAATTAGAGGGCTTTCTTATAATTAAATCGATTTTGAGGCAGAAAATAGATGTATCTCGTGTTGCATATAGAGATGCTCAAACATACTTTGCTATACTACTCGATGATAATAATAGAAAAACAATATGCAGGCTCTATTTTAATGGTAACAAGAAATATCTGATGTATTTCGATGACAACAAAAAAGAAGTAAAGAAAGAAATTCAATCACTTGATGACTTATTTACACATTCTAATGAACTGCTTGAAGTTTTGAATAGATACGAAGAACACGATAGCTAAACAATCTATATAGAAATGCCGGTGCGTATCCTCGAATGCTATAAACAGTATCTCACAACGCAGGACCCGCAACACTGCCACATATCAGAACGTTGTAAAGGGTGGGGGTGTAAATATCTGCTGTCCATATCCGCCGACAATACTTATTCGGCTTTTAAGTATTGGTATGAGTTTGGACATTTTGCCGACAACAAATACAATAAATGGATAGTAGATAAACAAGAGTTATCAACGGCATTGCAAAAAGAGATACAGACACTCGGATTATCACAGTGTCCCAAATTCGACAACAAGGAAGTATCCGCGGCATTATATTCGTTGCCCCGCGAGATAGATATAGATAATATTCATTGGACATTAATGGAAGATATAAGTACAAGGGAGATAATAGGTATATCGCATTTCGAGGAGTTACCTTCCGACACTGAATTAAAAGACCTTATGTCTGGTGTCGATTGGGATAGTGTATTTTCTCCAAACACTCCAAACAACACTCCAAAAGATAAACCTGTTCCCAACAATCTATTTAACAATCAAAATGTAAGCAAAATATCAAATACCCCGGCTCTGGGTACTTATTTTTATTCACTTTGGTTTGTTTTGTTTGTAATCAGGGCGTTGCGTCGGATTTAATATTGGGTATAAATAAAAATATTGCTTTTGACGAAATTTTTCCCTCCAAAATTCGCTCCAAATATGCAAATACATTTTCTTCTCACGAATAGAAACAAACCGAAATCTTCTGTAAGAATGCACATCTTTCACAGGGGGCAGGAATATAGGCTGTCGGTAGGTGAGTCTGTTCTTACCAAGTATTGGAATTTCGACAAAAACCGCTGCAAATTGGTGCGTGAATATGCTGAGGCTGGTTTCATCAATCGTCGGCTCGACGAATACGAAAACATTATAAAAGACATCATCAACGGATATGGTATTATTACACCTACTCAGGCTAAAATCAAGGCAGATTTTACCAACTACAAGGACCAAACAAATATAAATGCAGGTGGTATTTCACAGGTAGAACAACAACAGTATTTTGTTCCTTTTGTCCTCGAATATATTAAGGATTGCGACCGCAAGAGAAACACCGTAAAACATTACCATACCACTATCAATAAATTACTGGAATACGAAAGGCAGTATCATATTAAGTTACGTTTCTTCGATATTGATATTGCGTTTTACAACTCTTTCAAAAAGTGGATATTATCCCAAACTATCGGCAATAGCGATAAACATTATACCAAGAATTATGTGGGTTCATTATTTAAGGACATCAAAGCTTTTATGCGACGGGCTCGACGTATGGGGTTGCACGATTTCGTAGGGTTCGAAGATGAGGCTTTCTCTGTTGATAAAGAAGAAACTGACGCTATATATCTTACTATTGATGAACTATTGAAGATTTACAACCTCGATATTACCGAGGAGTTGCTTTTGGCAAACGGATATGATAATCGTCATTATAATCTGAGTAGGGCTATACAATCACTCCGTGAGGAGCGGGACCGCTTTTTGATAGGCTGCTTTACTGCTCTGCGACACTCCGACTACTCTCGTATTGATAGCCTTAACTTCAAAGACGATATTATTTCTATCTGGACACAGAAGAAAGATAAAAAGGTATATATCCCAGTACACTATCTTTTACGTGAGATTTTGCAACGCCGCAACAATGAGCTACCTAAGCCAATCTCCGACCAAAAGCACAATAAACACATCAAAGAACTCGGCAGGCTCGCAGGTATCGACGAAGAAGTTGTTTTATCCAAAACACGCGGCGAAAACAGACAGGCAGATGTACGCAAGAAGTACGAATTTATTACTACACACACAGCACGACGTTCGGGGGCAAGCAATATGTATTTAGCCGGTATTGATATAAAATTTATTCAGGACCTTCTCGGACACTCCAAAGTGGAGCAGACGCTCAAATATATAAAAGTAGCCGCCGAAGACAACGCCCGACGACTACAATCACACAGCTATTTCACAGGCAAATAACCGTTATTTTAAAATCATCGGAGAGCTCTCAATAATACATATTTTGCTATCAAGGGTAGTGGCTATCTTATATAGCAGGTCTATGCCTGCCGAAAATTTTCCATTCTCAACAGCGACGACTGCCCGCAAAGAAACGCCTGATTTTTCGGCAAGTCTTGCCTGCGTCAGCCCCTTCTTTTTTCTTATTTTTGCGATTGTATCGCCGATTTCCTTTCTTATTTCCATTGCTAAAAAAATAGATAGAAAGCCCACTTGAATGGGCTTTCTATGTTATCGTCATCTATTACCTCCGATAATAAAGCTATCATCGAGTTGCTTCTTTGTAAACGGTATTGTTACCGTATTATTAGAGTAGTCAATATTTATCTTTCCAAATTGAGGGTCAGTAATATATATGACCCGATACGCACGCTTCAAGCCATTCAATTGACGCAGCTCATCTTTTTTTGCTTCGGAAAACAATGAGTACATAGGCTTATTGCTCTGTAACATCATAGTAATATGCTTCGTTGTTTTTTCAATAATATGCATATCACCTTTTAAACTTTTACCAGATAGCGGCATAAAGAATGCCCAGATTCTTTTTCCATACGCTCCTTCTCTTAATCTTACAATCGTTGAATTTTTACTTTGTGTATTCATTTTTTTTATTGCTTGTTTTTTACCGAGCTTCGCTCCTGCTCTTTTAGTTTATTATTTACAGTGCAAAGGTAATACCTTTTTTTGAATTGTGCAAAATATTAGATAAAGTTTAACAAAGTTTAACT